CTGCACGTTTCAGCGCGGCCAGGTGAAAAATATGAGGGGGTGGGTGCCCTTAAATAGGGGCTCCCCTAAAACAGCGCGCTACAGCAGACGGCTATGGATGAATAAATATACTTATTATAGCGCTTTTATGCAAAGCCCCTGCTAAGGGAGTAGGGTGGGATAACCGCCGCCCGGGTTCAAATCCCGGCTTCTCCGCTTCTGGCCCGTTTCTGAAAGGAAACGGGCCTTTTTTGTGCCTTTTTGGGCTGTTTTTGCGCTTTGCGGGTGGTTTTGGTTTTTGGGCTGAAAGGTGAAAAATTCTCTGAAATTCCGAAAAATTCCAGCTTGATACAGCGCTATTACAGCGCTGATACAGCCGAGATACAGCGAAAAGGGAGCTGATTCAAAAATTTTCGGGTGCTTCCAACGTCGCCGCGCTGAGGAAAAACGGGTGCGGGCGGGTGAAAAGGGTGGATTTCTGCGCCAAAAAGCTGCGCGCCGGGCCGTTTGTGAGCGTGGCCGGGCGCGGATCCGGAAAGGGCCCGCCCAAAATTTCCCAAAATGGGGTGGGCGTTTGTCCTGGCGCTTAGGGCTTTGCGCTGTCCGGGGCGGGGTGGATCTTGTCAACGGCGGCAAGCTTGTCTGCAAGGGGGATGCGCACATAGTTTTTCATTGTAGTTAGGTAGGAGGTGTGGCCGCCGGTCTCGGTGATGATACCGGCCTGGATCCCCGCGGCGGTCATCATGCTAAAGTAGTAGTGGCGCGCGGTCTGGGGCGGCAGATCGCGAAGGCCGAGGCGTTTAATCATTTCGTCATACTGCTGGTAAAAAGAGTCTTCGCTGATCTCCAGCAGCTTATATTTGCGATGTTCATAGAAGCGGGCGATAACCGGAAGGATCCGCTGGGCGATGGGGATCGTGCGGTCGATACCGGCTTCCGTTTTGATACCGCCTACCATGTACCTTTCGTCCAAGTGGATGTTTTCAAGCTGAAGCGTGGCCAGCTCGCCGTAGCGCAGGCCGCAATAGCACATGATGAGCACATAACCGGTAAAGAGCTGTCCGGCCTCATAATCCGCCCACATGGCGTCAATGTCTGCATCGGTCCAAACTTCGCGCCGGGCCTTTGGCGCTTCCGGCAGTTCGATATAGTGGGCTTTGTTTCTGGGTACGATCTCGCGGCGCACGGCCAGGGTGTAGAGGTGGGACAGCATGACCTTCATATCCCGCGCGGGGTAGTAGGTGGAGACTGCGCCGTCCACGGTGCGCTGCAGATCGTCCACGGTAAGGGCGGCGATGGGGGTAAAATACAGGGGCTCCAGGCGGGCCCAGGCATAAGAAAGCTTGTCTTGCTGAGAGCGGCCAAGGGCCAGATAGTCCTTGCTTTCAATATACCGTTCATAGAGTTGCAACAGGGTCTCTTTCGGATCCGGACGGCCTTCGCCTTTCAGGGTCACGGCTGCGGCGATGGCGTCCGCTTTTTTAATAAAGGTGCGCGATACCGTGCGCCTTTTTTTTATGCCGTCTTGCATATACCAGCCAAGGGTCACGGTGACCTGGTATTTCCCATCCGGGCGTTTGTAGATCGTGCCGGTACCGTTTCCCCGGGTGCGGGCAGATTTGGCGGCCGCAAGTTTCTTTCCACAGTAGCAGCAATAAATAGCATCATCCGGAATTTCGCGGGTACATTTCGGGCAAAGCATTTAACCACCTTCTTCTTAGCTGGTAACAAAGCTGGTAACAGGCAAGGGCTAAAACTTGTTACCGCTTTTGGGCAAGATAGCGCCAGAAAATGAAGAAACACCGCAACAGAAAAGCAAAAACAGCAAAAAGTAACACGGGTAACGGTGGTAACGCTTTTGCGAGGGATACCCCCACATATACTTTTATCCATGTGCCACCAGCGCGCGAAAAATGCCCTGCAAAATAGTTACAAGGTGGGGGTTTTATTTTCTGTTACCGATGTTACCTTTGCCGTTTTTACATATTAGATGCACGGTAACAAAACACTGTTACCTTCACAGTAAAATTGTTACCTTTGTTACCTTTAAATTGGAATGTGCAAACCCACAATTAAAGGCAAAAGTCGCATTGTAATTGCGCCTATTTCGCGCCTTCCGTTGGCTTCCAGGTATACCCACAGCTGCGGCAAGTGCAAACGGTATTGTAAGCGAAGTTATGCACGCTGGAGGAAACGCCCACCGAGCGGCTTACATACTTTTTGCGGCGTCCGGCGTGGATGAGGGCGCGGGGGATGAATAGCACGATCCACAGCATAAGATCAATAATCTTCCACCACCAGCCGATAAAGAGCCACCAGAAAAAGCCATGGCGCTTTTCTCGCGTCTTTGTTTTTGTGGTGGTGGTGGTTACGGTGCCAAGATCTTCTTGAAAGGTCTGGACGCTTACATCCTCGCTGTTGCACTTAGGACAAATCATAAATGGGCCTCCTTAATTAATGTTAGCCTATGTTTTGCGCTTCCATACCGGGAACACCAATTCCCTTTTTATATATTTGCTGGGCCATAAAGAGCTGCTGGCGGATATATTCCTGGCCTTGTTCGCTAAGGTCTCTGTATGTTTTGATTATAGCAATTTCGTCTGCGGATGTACAGCCGATAAATCTATCCGTATCCGTGGGGAAGTTGCGCCCAACAAGTTGATCAAGGGGAATTCCGTAAAGATCGGCAAGGGTGATAAGGGTTTTAAAATCGGGCGTAGTGGAACCGCTTTCCCACTGGCTGATAGAACCTTGCGTAACGTGTATGCGCGCCGATAACTCGACTTGCGTAAGATGAGCGTCTAATCGTGCCTTTTTGAAGCAATTCATAGGGAACACCTCCTAAGGGAATTATAAGCGCTACAAATATAAGCCGCAATAATAAATTTTGAAAATATAAGAATTACGTATTGACAAAGCTTTTATTTAGGTGTAATATTAGCGCCATCAATATTCAGAGGTGCAATAAATGGTAATGGCAATAACGAAGAGGCGCAAAGAGGCCGGGTTAACGCAAGTGCAGCTTGCAGCTGCTGTTGGCGTTAACCAGTCTTCTGTGAGTCAATGGGAGTCGGGGGCGTCAATACCTAAAACCGAAATATTGCCAATCCTTGCAAAGGCGTGTAAGTGCACAATAGATGAGCTATTCGACGATGGTCAAAGCTCGGGGGTGCCAAATGACACTTGAAGAGATCGCAAACAGCAATAAGGTTATGCTGATCCCCGCGGACGTGTGCGAGGTGCTGGGGTGCAAGCCCTACAGCATCAATGTACAGGCGCAGGAGGATCCGGCCAAGCTGGGCTTCCCGGTGAGCGTGATAGGTACCCGGGTACGGATCCCGCGCGAGGCGTTTTTGCGCTGGCTGGGCGGTGTCGGACTTTGGGACGGCGCGGCCCCCTGCGCGGTACAGGGCGAAAATAGGCGCATCCAAGATCTAAAGGAAAGGCAGTAACAGCTTTGACGATATTTGACGTACTGGCGCGGCTGAAGAGCGTAGAGGGCCCGGACAGCAGCGGGAATTATAAAGCCTGCTGCCCGGCCCATGACGATAAAAAGCAAAGCCTTTCAGTGAAGCAAGGCGCAAAGGGCGTTGTGCTCAAATGCTTTGCCGGCTGCGGCGTGCGGGACATCTGCGCGCGCCTGGGCTTTGACATGAAAGACCTTTTCAGCGACAGCGCAAAACCCCGCCCCCAGCAGCAGGCGCAGCGGCGCATCGTGAAGACCTATCCCTATACCAACCGGGACGGGCAGCTGCTGTTTGAGGTGGTGCGGTATGAGCCGAAAAGCTTTTCCCAGCGCATGCCGGACCCCGATCACCCGGGAAAATGGATCTGGAAAAGCTGCCCGGTGCAGCCGCTTTACCGCCTGCCCCAGGTGGTAAAGGCCATCGAGGCCAAGGACTGGGTGTGCATCGCGGAAGGCGAAAAGGACGCTGAGACCCTGGCGCGCCTCGGTTACTGCGGTACTACTATCGCCATGGGCGCGGGCAAGTGGAAGGATCAGCATACCCAGCAGCTTATCGGCGCGCGGGTGCTGGTGTTTCCGGATAACGACGCGCCCGGGATGGAGCATGCAAGGATCATCGTCAAGGCCCTGAGCGGCAAGGCGCGCGAGATCAAGATCGTGGACCTTCTGAGCGTTTGGCCCCAAATGCCGGAGAAAGCGGACGTCAGCGACCTGGCCGCGGCCTTTGGGGACGAAAAGGCAAAGGAAATGATCGCGCAGGCCGTCGAGGGCGCGATGCACGCGGCAAAGCCAAACCCCGCGGCGCAGCCCCCGGAGCAGCTGGCCCGCCTGCATGACGACAGCGAGGCCGGGCAGCTGTTTAGCCAGGTGACCGGTTACACGGTCAAAGACGGCTGCATCTGCCAGTTTACCGCGGACGGGGGCATAAAGCAGCTTAGCACCTTCGCGGCGATCCCCCGAAAGGCCGTGACCCGAGACGACGGCGCTACCGTGCAAACCGGCTTCGAGATCGAAGGCTGGGACCGGGACGGCCACCGTCTGGGGGTGGAATGGGTATCCAGCAAGGAATTTTCTTCCATGGCCTGGCCCACAGAGCGCTGGGGCTTTCGCGCAAACATCATGCCCGGCAACACCAACAAAGACAAATTGCGCTATGCCATTGCAGAGGTAGGCGCGCGCAGCGCCGTAAAGCACACGCTTTACACGCATACCGGCTGGCGCACGGTGGAGGGCGGGCTTTGCTACCTGCATGCCGGCGGGGCCATCGGCGGCGAAAACGTGAGCGTGCAGCTGGAGGGCAAGCTGGGCTCCTACGATATGACGATCTCGGACGGGATCAGCGAGGAAGACGGCGCGAGCGCGGCCCTGGGCTTTTTAGGGGTGATGGATCTAAAAGCCGCCTTCCCCCTGCTTGCGATAAGCTACCTTGCGCCGCTTTGCGAATTTCTGGAGAAAAGGGGCATTATGCCGCGCTTTGCGCTTTTCCTTTTAGGCCAGACCCAAACGCGCAAAACCACCGCCGCGCTTTTGTCCATGAGCCACTTTGGCAACTTCAACGCCCAGGATAAGATCCCGGCATCCTTCAATGATACGGCGAACTCCGTACAGCGCAGCGCCTTTTTGCTTAAGGACATGCCGATCCTGGTAGACGATTACTACCCGGTAAGCAACCTGGCCGCCCGGCGCAAGATGGAAGAAATGGCGCAGACCCTTTCGCGCTCTTTCGGAAACGGCGCAAGCCGCGGGCGCTTGAACAGCGACATGACCCAGCGCGCCGGGCTGCCCCCGCGCGGGGTGGCCATCTTCACGGGCGAAGATCTGCCGGACATCAAGGAAAGCGGCCTTGCGCGCTTTTACATCATCCGCTTCGACCGGGAGACCGTAAAAGTGGGCGATACGCTGACCGACCTACAGGAAAAGGCGGCGCAGGGCTACCTTCGCGCGGCCATGGCGGGATACATCCGCTTTCTGGCCGCGCAGGCGGACGAATTGCCGGACCGGCTTTACAAGCGCTACATCCAGCTGCGCGGGCAGGTAAGCAAGCGCCTGGGCGGCGCGCGGGCAAGTGAAGCCGTGGCGCAGCTGATCCTTGCCATGGAGATGATGCTTTTATACTTTGAAAGTATCGGGGTGTCAAATCCGGAAAGCAGCACGGCGCTTATACAAAGCGCGTGGGAAAGCCTGCGGCTAAGCGCCCAGGCGCAGGCCGCGGACATCGCGGAACAAAAGCCCGTCAATCAGTTTATATCCATCGTGCGGGAGCTCATCATCTCCGGGCGCTTTAAGTGCCTGAGCACCGACGAAACCGGGGGCGGGATAAACGTGCTGGGCTACGCGGACGGGAATTATTATTACTTCTTTCCGGAAACGCTTTACCAGGCGGTATCGAAATTCTGCGCCGATCAAGGCACGGTGTTCCCGGTGGGGAGCAATCAGCTTAGAAAGCAGCTCGCGGAAAGCGGCATCGTGCCGGAAGGGATGACAAGCCGCCTTAAGAAAATCCGGGGACGGGTAGCCCGTTATATGTGGATCGCGCGCAGCGTGATAGACGGTGACGGCAAGGATCCGGACGAAAAGCCTACACAAATGCAGCTTGCAGAGGATGAGGATATGCCGTTTTAGGAGCTATTAGCTTTTAGCTGTTAGCTGTTAGCTATAGTTAGTTGCGCTTTGCGCGCTAAAGGAAAAATAGTACTTGGGAGGAAACAAGATGAACACATTGACCACCGTGACCGGGCGGGAGCTGACCCCCGCCGAAAAGGCCGAACAGCTCAAGGCCATCGAAAGCCGCATCGAGGTAAGCCTTTGCAGCGCTTACGAAAAGATCGTGGAGGTCGGGCGCTGCCTCATCGCGGCCAAGGATCAAAAGCTGGTGCCGCATGGGGAATGGGAAGCCTGGCTAAACCGCGTTTGCGGGATGAACGAAAGACAGGCCCAGCGCTGGATGCAGATCGCGCGGGAAGTGCCGGAAGGGACTTATTTAAGCCGCTTGGGGATAAGCAAAATGCGCATGGTCTTAGCGCTGCCGGAAGCAGAGCGCGAGCCCATCGCAAAAAAGGCCGTGGAAGAAGGGCTTGACGTGAAAGCCCTAAAAAAGGAAATCGCCCTGCAGCGCGAGCGGGCCGAGGCCGCGGAAGCCAAGCAAAAGGACCTTGCCGCCTTTGCCCAGCGGGAAGACAGGCGCGTAAAGGAATTGGAGCAGCGCTTAAATGAAGCTTTGAACGCCACGCGGGAAACCGGCATCAGCGCCGAGGCCGCAAAGCAGATCGAGGATCTTAAGCGAAGGCTCATCGACGCTCAGACCCTTGCGCGGGTGCAAAGCGAAAAGCGGCAGGCCGCCCAGGCTGAGCTTGTGGCCATCAAACAGGCGCAAAGCGCAAAGCAGTCCCCGGACGGGGCAAAGCTGGAGGCTGCGGAATTCCTTTCCGCCGCGCGGCAGTTTATCCAGGTCGCCGGGCTGGTGCCCCACATGGGGCGCGCCTTTGCCGGGATGGGCGAAACGGAAAAGCGCGCCTGGCGCGAGGGCGTGGAAATGCTTTGCACCTGGGCGCGGGCAGCTGAGCGCGCGCTGGACACCGTAGAAGGGACGGTGGAAGCATGAAGGCCGAGGCGTTAACGTTGCTTAAAAACGCCGAAATGGAAACGGCGGTGGATCTTCCGCAGGAGCTGCAGGCGCAGCGCGAGATCCTTTTGTCCATGGCGGGCATGCTGAAGGTGGCCTGTGAAAAGGTGGACCGGCTGGAAGCGCAGATAAGGCGCATGGAGCGCGTTACTCCGCACGAAGCCGGAGAATTGAACGCCCGGATCCGCCGCCGCGCGGGTGAACTGGTCGAAGAATACGGCCTTGATCCCGCCTGCCGCAAGGCCATAGGGGCCGCGATCCGCGCGCAGATCCGCCGCCAGTTTGGCGAGACCGCGGGCAGGCTGTGCCGGGTGGATCTTGACGCGTGCACGGTTTTTGTAAACCTGTGGGAAGACACCGATAAACTTTGGAAGCTCAAGGAAAAGGGGGAGGTACTTTGATCAAGCTGGATCCGGCGCGGGTGCTGGAATTGAACGACGCCGTGCGCCGCCGCGCGGGGGAGATCGCAAAAATGTACGGCATGCCGGAAAGGAAGCAGAGCGTAAACCGGGTGCTGCGGGATGAATTTCAAAAGGAATTTGGCTGCGCCGTAAAGGATACGGACCCGGACGAACGGGAGCGCGCGTTAAGCTTTATCGTCAACTGGGACGATCCCGAGAGGATCAGGAATTTACGATGGAGGTAGGACTTATGGGCTTTTGCAAGATCGCGATCCACGGAAACCTGGTGGCCGATCCCGAGGCGCGGCAGACGCGCAGCGGGGACGCGGTCACAAATTTCACCGTCGCCTGCGATGTATACGCGGGTAAGGGCGTCCCGGCCAAGGTGCTTTACGTGCGGGTGAGCGCCTTTCGACAGCTGGGCGAGACCTGCTATAAGTTTTTGAAAAAGGGGCAGGGCGTGATCCTGTGGGGCCGCGCCAACGTGCACGCCTGGAACGACAGCCGGGACGGCAGCCCCCGCGCCGCTTTGGAGCTTGAAGCCGAGGGTATGGATTTTGCTGGCCGCCCGCGCGGGGACGCACAGGGCGAGGGCGGCGAAATGATCCAGCAGGACGACGACGAGCTGCCCTTTGAGCAGGGGTAAGGCATGACGGCGCTGGATGTTATGCGGCGCCTTCGCCAGGAGCCGCAGGAGGAAGCGCGCGTAAAGGAGCAGATCGAAATGCGCCGGGACGCGGTGACCCGGGTCAGCGCGCGCTATGAGGCCGCGCCCGGCGGCTCCTCCCCGTCTACCGACCGCATGGCGCAGCACGCCGTAAAGGTGGAGCCGCTGCTAAATGAGCTGAAAGCCATCAAGGAGCGCTGGCGGGCGGAAATGGAGTATTGCGTAAAGCTTACTGACAAAATGGAAAGCGAGGTCTGGCGGAAGATCCTTTACAATTACTACGGGAAAGGATGGACGCTGGCCGCCGTCGCTGACTTTTTGGGCTACAGTGAAGGCTATATCAGGAAACAGAAGTCGAAGATGGACGCGTATCTGGCGGGAATCGTAGCTGTTAGCTTTTAGCATGGCCGCTGCGCGGCAGCTCTTAGCTTTTAGCTATTAGCTGTTAGCTAAAGTTACTTACGCGCTTTGCGCGCCAAAGCTGACAGCTAATAGCTCATAGCTGATTTTTAAGGAGGGTAGGAAGTGAATCGCAAACCAGCGCACATGCCGGGGATAGACGAAAAAACCGAGGCATATTTGATCGCGCATAAGCGGCCGCTGAGCCGCCGGGAATACGAGGCATTAAAGGGGCTTATGGCAAGCGCGGCCTGCCTTGCGCGCTTAAACGCCGGCATGGAAACGCGCCTTAAGGAGTGCGTGCCCTGGGGCTGGCGGGACGCGCGCATGCTGCACGCAAAGACGAAAAAGCTTTTTGACAAGCTTTTGCTTACGATCCCGATTGAGAAATTAAAAATGATCAAGTCGGAAATGCCGCACCTTGACCTGTATATCCGGGTGGGCGGGGCCGCGGTCTACGATCCCGACGACGACGATAACGTGATGATCCCCCGAAACACGCTTAAGGCGCTTAGCGAATACGCCACCCAGCAGGAGTGCCTTTTGTGCGCAAAGCGGGATAAGGCGGTAAAAAACTGCCGCCTGCGCAAGATCTTAAACGACACCTTCCCCCACAGCGTGCCCACCTTTGGCCCCGCGGGCGAGTGCATTTACTCGACCTATGAGCCGGACGGGCACGACGGCTGGGAGGGGCTGGAGGATAAGGTGGATTAAAAAGCGTCCACGGGACGCTTTTCAATAGCTGTTAGCTTTTAGCTATGAGCTATTAGCTTTAAGTTACTTGCGCGCCTGCGGCGCGCCAAAGCTAACAGCTGACAGCTAATAGCTTATAGCTAAACAAAAAGGAGGTGTCTAATGCGCGAACCCGAAACTAACATGCAGCGCCGCTATCGCGAGCGCAAAAGCGCCGGCTTATGCGTCTACTGCGGAAAGGATAAGCCGATCCCGGAAAGGGTCTATTGCGCCTTATGCGCTGAGAGAATGCGCAAGCAGGCGCGCAGGCGCTACGAGATGCTGAAAAGTTATAACCGCTGTACCAGCTGCGGGAAGAACCTGTCCGCCGGGCACAAGGGGCTGCTTTGCGGCCCCTGCGCAAGAAGAAGAAGCGCACGAAGATACGAAGGAGGTAAAGACTTTGACCCTTAACGAATATATGAACCTGGCCCAGCGCACGTCAAGCGAGAAATACGCCGCGCGCACGGGCGAGGGCGTCAACATGAAGCAGCTTGAAAACGGGTTAATGGGCCTCTGCGGCGAGGCCGGGGAGTGCATGGAGATCCTGAAAAAGCACCGCCACCAGGGGCACATGCTAAAGCGCGAGGAGCTTTGCGAAGAGATCGGGGACGCGCTTTGGTACATCGCGGAAGCTGCCGCCGGCGCGGGCTTTACGCTGGAGGATGTGGCGCGCGCCAACATCGAAAAGCTGCTGAAGCGCTACCCAAACGGCTTTGATCCCACCAGGAGCGCAAGTCGTGGATAGCCCGGAAGAGCGCCGGCAAAAGGCTCTTTTGCGGCACCAAAAGCGCTACGCGCGCCTGATCGCGGCGGGGCTTTGCACCCGCTGCGCGAAAAACAGCCCCGCGCCCGGGCGGCAGCAGTGCCTGGAATGCCTTGCAAAGACCCTGGCAAACGCCAAGCTTCGCCGGGCGCGGTATCTGGCCGAGGGCAAATGCGGCATCTGCGGCACGCCCTTAAAGCCGGGCAGCGGGTTTAAAAGCTGCTTTGTCTGCCGCTTAAGGGACGCGGGGAACCATAGGAAGGGGAGCTGCTAATAGTCAGCTATTAGCTGTTAGCTATTAGCTATTAGCTAAAGATACTTGCGCGCCTTGCGCGCGGAAAGGGGAAAAATGAGGTCGATAGATGCAGACGCGCTGAAACAGGCGCTGCTTAAGGATATGCGGCTGGGGCTGCATGATTTCGCCGCGGCGGTGGATCTGGTAAACGCCGCGCCCACCGTACAGGCGCAGCCCGCCGAGGTCCCGGTCTGCTGTACCGGGTGCAAATACTACGGGCCCGGGGAGCACAGGGGCTTTTGGCACTGTGAAAACTGGGGCGTGGACGTAAATGAGATCAAAAGCCCGCCCGATGTGTTTTACTGCGCGGACGGGGAAAGGAAGGGGAGCTGTTAGCTATTAGCTATCAGCTGTTAGCTTAAGTTAGTTGCGCGCTTTGCGCGCCAAAGTGAAAAGGAGGAAAGACCATGGATAGTAACTACACCATCACCATCAAGGGCCCTGAGGGTACGGAGATCTACGAAGGGGAAGGCTTTATGATGCTTGTACAGCATCGAGCAGATAACGGGGTCCACACGCAGGTCGTCGGGCACGATTTCGACGAAGCAGATCTTGCGTATACGATCAGCGACAACAGCAAGCTGGCCCCGATCGCTTTTGGCGCGGTGGGGTTTGCCATCGGGAAGCGCTTCGCGCCGCCGGACCCTGCGGACCTAATGAAGCTGATAAAGGCTATTGGTGGCCCGAGCGAGGACAGCGAGGAGGATGAATAGCTATCAGCTGTTAGCTATTAGCTAATGGGAAAGATGCAGAAATGGAGGGCTCTGCCTGTGCCGATGGAAAAAGAACGCTATCCGACAAACTGGAAACAGATTGCCTTGAGCGTGAAAGAAGCGGCGGTCTGGCGCTGTGCGGCATGCGGAAAGCAATGCCGGAAACCCGGAGAAAAGCTTGACAGCCATAAGCGCACGCTGACCGTGCACCACATCAACCACGTTCCAGAGGATTGCAGACCGGAAAACTTGATTGCGCTGTGCGCACCGTGCCACCTGAAAGCTGACGCGCAGTGGCACGCCGAAAGGAGAAAAAATCATGAGCGATAAAATACAGCAGTGGATCAGCGTCAAGGAAAGGCTGCCCGAAAAGGGCGTCGATGTGCTGACGGTTTCAAAGAACGAACACGAGTCTTATTACATGGTAGATTCCTTTGTTGACGGGGACTGGTTTCTGCAAGGCGTTGGGAGAATAACGAAGGTCACCCATTGGATGCCGCTGCCTGAACCGCCGGAGGGGGAATAGCTGTTAGCTATTAGCTATTAGCTAAAGATACTTGCGCGTTTTGCGCGCCAAAGTTCAAGGGAGGAAAGACGAATGGATAACGGGGGCTTTGACTTTTTCGTGGGCGGCGTAAAGCTAACGGGCATCGCGTCCGGAAAGCTGGAGGCAGACTTTATCCCGCAGAGTATGGACGCGGGCGACTGGGTCACGCCGCCCGCGATGAAACGGGCCGGGGAAATATCCTGCTGGGTGCCTTTGCCAAATTGGAAAATGGCGCGGCTCAAGAATCTGGGATGGAAAAAGCGGCGCAGGTGGCAGCCGGTGCTAAAGGCGATACGGCTTGAAGTAAGGGGTATGAGCCGATAGCTAACAGCTTGCGAAAAGCGTCCACGGGACGCTTTTCGCGTCCCTTTGGGAAGCGCCCAGGATACACACAAGGAACACCCAGGCAACATAAAGGAGCGCCCGGGATACTTGAAGGAGCGCCCAAACCGTGCTACCGTGTAAACTGTCGGAAGGAAAGGATAGCGATTAGCGATTAGCTATTAGCTATTAGCTAAAGTTTCTTGCGCGCCTGCGGCGCGCCAAAGCTAAGAGCTAACAGCTAAAAGCTAACAGCTAAAAACTAACAGCTGCCGCGAAGCGGCTACTACCATGCACTATAAGGAATCGGATCCCTTTTACCACAGCGCGGCATGGCTGCGCGTGCGCGATCTGGCGCTGGAGCGCGATCGGGGCATGTGCGTAGAGTGCATGCGCCTTTTTGAAATGGGGCTGATCCGCAAGCCCGCCCGCGCGCAGATGGTCCACCACATCATCCCCCGAAAGCAAAGGCCGGAGCTTTCCCTGGTGCTTGAAAACCTTGAAAGCCTGTGCTTTCGCCACCACGAGGAAAAGCACCCGGAGCGCCGGGAAAAGACGAAGGGCGACGCGCCGAAAATGAGGGTTATAAAGGTATGAGCCTGAAGGAAAGACATTTACAGGAGCTAAGCAGCGAAAACGCAAAGGACATCTACGCCCGCCTTTACGCCGCCGTAGAGCGGCGCGATGGGGAGGTAAGCGACGGCTGCCTTATGCTCATCATGGACTATTGCCGCATTGAACAATTAAAGGAGCTGCTTAACCAGGACATCGCGGAAAGGGGCCTTGGCCGCGAGGTACATAACTACAGGCAAACCTTTTACCGCGAAAATGAAAGCGTGGGAAAGCTGCATAAGTGCATCGATCAGCAGCGCAAGCTCCTGGGCGACCTAAAGCTTACCCCGGCCAGCCGCAAGGACGCGGAAGCGCCCCTTGACGACGAATTAAGCCGCTTCGACTAACCCCCGCGCCCGGCAGCCAAAGGAGGGCTTTATATGACCTTCGATCAGATCTACGAAAAGGCGCTGCGCGATTTCGCGATAGACGGGAAGGCCGTGCCGGTCTACCAGTCCAACGCGCCGGATGATCCCGAAAGCGCGGGCGCGCCCGGTCTGTACATCATCTTTAACGAAGCGCAGTGCGATTACATTTGCGACGCCGCGAACCGCCCCCGCCGCGCGCGCCACCTGGTGCAGGTGCACGCCGTAGGGCGTGACGGGTCCGCCGTGCGCCGCCTGATGCGCGATATCCGCCGAAACCTCACCCTATGGGGCGTAAAACCCATGTACACCACGGCGCTTATGTACGAGGAAGATACCGGCTGGTACCATTTGCCGCTGTATACGCATTATTACGAGATGCTGAATAATAGCGATTAGCTGCTAATAGCTATTAGCTATGAGCTATTAGCTATTAGCTTAAGTTACTTGCGCGCCCTGGCGCGCCAAAGCTAACAGCTAAAAGCTAAAAGCTAATAGCTAAACTTATTTCATCGCCGCTATCGGGAAAGGAGGCCCCGCTATTACCCGCGCAAGCCCGCTCGAAAGGTGCAACACCTACGCGCAGGACGTTTTGTCCGGCGCGGTTTTGGCTTGCGAAAAGGTAAAGCTTGCCTGCCAAAGGTACTTAAGCGACCTGGAAGCCTCCAAGGATCCCGCCTACCCCTGGCGCTTCGATCCCGAAAAGGCGCAGCGACCCGTGCGCTTCATGGAAAAGTTTCTTGCGCCCACCAAGGGCGGCTACGAATCCATGGAGCTTTTGCCCTGGCAGTGCTTTGTAGAGTGCAACCTTTACGGCTGGGTCAGTAAGGAAGACGGATACCGGCGCTTCCGGGAAGGGCTTATCCTGGTGGGGACCGGCAACGGCAAAAGCACGATGGTAGCGGGTAACGCCACCTATGCCGCCTGCAAGGACGAAGAGCGCGGGCCGGACATCTACCTGCTTGCAAACAGCCGCGAGCAGGCGGGCATCGTGTTCAACGAGTGCCGCGATCAGATAAAGGCGTCCCCCTCTTTAAGCGCGCACTTCCGCCCCCTTAGGGACGGCGTCTACTACGACGCAAACAACGCGCGCATCATGGCAAGGTCCAGCGACTCCAAGCGCCTTGACGGCCTGAACCCGCACCTGGCCATCTTCGACGAGATCCACGAATACAGGGAATATAAGCTGATAGACGTTATCAAGCGCAAGATCGTAAAGCGCAGGCAGCCGCTGGTTTTGTACATTTCCACGATGGGCTATGTATTGGACGGGCCGCTTGCAAACTTCTACGCACTGTTTTCCGACGCGCTGATCCCCGGAAAGCTCAACCAGGCGACCGCGGATCGCATGTTTTCGTTTATTTGCGAGCTTGACGCGGAAGACGACATCGAGGATCCGGCGCTTTGGATCAAGGCAAACCCCTCCCTGGGGCGGCTTTTGAAGCTTGAAGACCTTATCAACACCTGGCAGCGTGACCGGCTGATCCCGTCCGAGCGCGCGGATTTTATCACCAAACAGCTTAACATCATGGTAAACGCGGACGATATGGCTTATGTATCGCCCGAGATCCTGAAGCGAAATAAGGCGACGCTTCCCGAGGAAAGCCTGCTTGGCCGCCCCTGCTGGGCGGGCTTCGACCTTTCGGAGCGGGAAGACTTTACCGCCGCCGCGCTGGAATTCCCGCTTGACGATGGGCGCGTCTTCGTAAAGCTGCATTCCTGGGTCCCGCGCCGGAAGGTGGAAATGGACCGGGAAAAAATAGACTATTACGGCCTTGCCATGGCGGGAAGCCTCACGATCTGCGAAGGGGAATACATCAAGCAGGATGAGGTCTTCCAGTGGTTTTTGCAGCAAAAGAAGCTCTACGAGATCCAGGCCATAGGCTACGACCCCGCAAACGCGCTGGAGATCGTGAGCAAGCTCAAATTCAACGGCTTCCGCTGCGAGCTGGTGCGGCAGGGGCCCGTTACGCTGAATGATCCGATGAAGGATATCAAGGAGCGGCTTATGGACGGGGGCGTGGTACATAACAATGACCCCATGTTCAACTGGTATACAGATAACGTCCGCATATCGGCAGAGCGCCGGCACACGGACAAAGCGAACTGGTACCCGCAAAAGCGAAACCGCTTCCGCAAGATCGACGGCTTCATGGCGTTTTTGGACGCCCATACGGTCTATCTTAGCGAGCGCGGCCAGATGGGCGGGGAAGTCGCACTGAGCGTGTACGAATTATAGCTTTTAGCTGTTAGCTGTTAGCTATTAGCTCTAAGTTACTCGCGCGCTCTGGCGCGCAAGGCTTTTGCGGATCCGCGGCCCGCGCTGCAAAAAGCGCAGCAGCTGTAAGTTATCGGCTCTGCGTATGGCGCGCAAGCGCCCAAAATAAAAGCTAAAAGCTAACAGCTAATAGCTAATAGCTAAACCGGCTACCCCTTGAAAGGAGCATCTACAATGGCAATTACAGACACCCAACGCGCGGAGCTTTGCCGTTACGCCGGCGTCCCGACCACCGACGCCCAGTCCGTGGCGGTGCTGGAGGGCAGCTGGGAGCGGGCGCGGCAGTGGTACAAAGACGCCGGCTGTGACCTGGAGGCCGAAGGCATCGAATACTGGCTGCAGGACCTTGCCACGTGGTTTTTTGATAACCGCGGCCGCGATGACGCGGATCTTCCCTCGCGTATAGTCAAGAGCGTCCATCACTTTAGATAAAGCGAAGAGCTGTTAGCTTTTAGCTATGAGCTATTGGCTTTAAGTTACTTGCGCGCCTGCGGCGCGCAAAAGCTAACAGCTAAAAGCTAATAGCTAATAGCTAAATCAGAAAGGAGCGCTAAACCATGGCCATGACCGAGACCCACGTTACCGAGATGAAAACCTATAACGTCTTTTCCGACGCTGACCCAAATCAGCCCATCGTGCAACTGTCCTACGCTCTGCGGCGGGGGAACTATTGCACCCTGTCCCTGCAGCTGCTTTCCCCGGCGCAGGTGGCCGCTGAGCTGGAGACCGTGACCCGGGAGGTCATGGCCGCCTATCAGCAGTGTTTTAAGGACGCGCTTGCCGCCGGCATGCCCGTAACGGAAATCGAGGCGTAAGATCATGGCGCTTTTCAAGTTCAAAAACAAAGCGGCCAGGAAGAAACAGGCCGAGCCGGATTACGCCGCCCTTCGCGGCGTTTCTCATACCCGCGGGGACTGGTCGCTCACCACGTCCGAGGCCATTTACGCCGCCGTAAGCAGGATCGCAAACGGGATCGCCATGCTTCCGCTGCACCTGTACCATAACGGGGAGATCGCTTACGACGACCCCCGCGAAAAATTACTGGGGTATATGCCAAATGCGAGCATGACCCCGTACTTTTTCAAAAGCACGATGGAGGCTTTCCGAAACACCGAGGGCAACGCCTACGCCCTGATCGTGCCGGATCCCGTAAGCGGCCAGGTGGTGAGCCTTGACGTATTGGACGCCGCGCGCGTGCAAGTGGAAAGGGCCATCGAAACCAAAGAGATCTGGTATTCCTTTAGCCTCGATAACGGGCAAAAGGCCATGGTACACAGTTCCTGCATGATCGCTCTGCACCACATATCCGCAAACGGGGAAAAGGGTATCCGCCCTATTGACGTCCTTCGCGAAACTCTGACCTACGGCGAAAAGGTGCGGGAATTTAGCCTGCAGCAGCTGGAGGGCGTAAACAACGGCGTGGTGCTGACCCTGCCGAATCAGTCCATCGACAAATCCAAAAAGGATGCCATGGTGGAAAGCTTTATCGACACCTACAAAAAGAGCGGCGGGCGCGTGATGGTCCTTGAGGGCGGGGCGACCGCCACCCTTATGAGCCGCTCCCCCGTGGACGCAAACGTCCTCGACGTGGAGCGGGTCAACAAAAACCGCGTGGCCGCGGTGTACGGCATCCCCCCGCACATGCTGGGCGACTTTTCCAACGCCACCTATTCCACCGCCGAACAGGCGCAGCAGGAATTTTTGAATTTTACCTTAATGCCCATCGTCACCCAGTGGCAGGACGAATTGGACCTTAAGCTTTTGACCTGGGAAGAAAAGCGCAAGGGCTTCCAGTGGCGCTTTGATATAAGCGCCATGAAGAAGGCCGATACCGCCACCACCGCCGAAAAATACCAAAAGGCCATCCGCGGCAGCTGGATGCGGCCAAACGAAGTGCGCCGCATCGAGGGCCTGCCCGAGGTCGAAGGCGGGGACGAACTGCTGGCCAGCCGGGATTTGGTAAGGCTATCGGAAATACTCAAGGCCGTGAGAGAATAGCTTTTAGCTATTAGCTATTAGCTATTAGCTTTAAGTGACTTGCGCGCCGCAGCGCGCAGCTAACAGCTAACAGCTAAAAGCTAACAGCTTGCCCCGTAGGAGGTCAAAAATGCCTAACTGGAAAATCTACAGTAGAATCAATCTTGCCGCCCCCCAAAACGCCCTCCCCGTGACCGATTTCGGCTTTGCGCGGGTGGGGGACCGGGGCGCGCATACCTGGGTGTGCGAGGTCACGATGGACGGCGCCCCGGCGGCGCTTGACGGCTATACCGCGCGCGGCTTTTTTATCCGCCCGGACAATTACAGCGTAGAGGTGGCGGGCGAAGTGAGCGGCGCGCAGGCGCTTTGCACCCTGCCCGCCGCCTGCTACGAGGCCCCCGGCCGCCTGATCGGCTGCCTGAAAATCATCAACGAGGAAACCGGCGAAAGCGTGACCGTGGCCGCGGGCTTTATGGACGTGGAGCCGTCCGCCACGGACAGCTACGTGGATCCGGACAGGGTGATCCCGTCGCTTAGCGAATTGCTTGCACAGCTGGACGCCTGCCGGGAAGCTACCGACGCCGCCGTCGAAGCGGCAGAGGAAGCCCGCAGTATCGGCGCGGTGCGCTACGACGAAGAGCAATCCCTGACAGACGAGCAAAAGGCACGCGCCCGCACGAACATCGGCATAGCCGATACTGCTACAAACAGCGCACCCGCAATCGTCGTCGAGCCCTTGACCGCTTCCGTTGACGATGCGGCTGACGGCTTCGGCTTGGAGCTGAAGATCGAATTCCTTCCCAAACAAAGCGGCAGCGGCACGCCTTCGGAAAGCAATATCCGGCCAATAGAGCGCTGGACGAGCGTCGAGTTCACCCATGTCACTGACGTACTCAGCGCTCCGTACACCGTCACGCTGCCCTTTATCATGACTGGCGGCGCAGTGCTTATCCACAAAGACGGCGCTGTTGAAATCGAAAACTGGTGGAACGTCGGCACTTATGACGGCGCGATGACCATACCCGGCGAATGGGTAAGCGACAGGGATGTATACGCCCCCGGCACCCTTCCGACGATAGGCGCATCCATCGCATGGAAGCGCAGGACGCCCATCCACCTGACTGGCGAAAGCCTGCCCCTCAAAACAGCGTTTGGCTTCAACAAGTTCGAGGCCGACTACTGTAACTGCTCCATTTTGCAGTATACAGCTGACACGAAAACCTATGTCGATGACCATACCGAAGGCGCTCTGCGCTACGATGATACGCAGGAGCTTACCGACGAACAGCAGTCGCAGGCCCGCCAGAATATCGGAGTTGACAGCATTTTGATGAACTGCAACTCCGTCAAGCTCTGCGACAGCACGCAGCCTGCAAACAACACCGACGTGGGCGTCACCTTTACGTGGACGGGCAACAGCAAGTGTGCCGTCACCGGCACGGCCAGCGGGAATGCCATCTCCAAAGACTGCGCCTCGGTAAGCCCTCTGTCTGCATCCGAGATCGAAGCCGGCGGCACATACTTTGTGTATTTCAAGTCCACCGGCAGCAAATGCCGCGCGCGGGCTTCGTGGTTTATTGATAATCCCGGGGGCTTCCCCCGGCTGGGCAGCCAGCTTTTGACAAAGTCCCAGATGTTTACCGTGCCCGCCGCCGCGATCAGCTTTGGCCTGCAGGTCTACGTGCCTTCCGGGGCCGGGGCTGTCAATGAGGTAGTAAATATCGGGCTGTACAACGCGCCCACAAACCTTGCGCTGTGGGAGGCGATCCAGGCGCTGTAAGCGCTTGCATAGCTGTTAGCTTTTAGCTATTAGCTATTAGCTAAGAGTACCTTGCGCGCCTTGGCGCGCCAAAGCTAACAGCTAACAGCTGATAGCTAATAGCTACTCAAACAGGAGGGCGACACATGAGAAAGATCCTTGAGAACCAGGGCGACGACTTCGAGGAAGTCGTCATCGTAAACGGCGTGCTACTCGACCCAAACGAGGGGGAGGAAGACGATGCTAAAGACGATCCGGAAAGGTGACAGCGGGCCGGAAGTGCTGGCGGCAAAGTGCCTGCTTTGCATGGAGGAAGTAAATTCCGACTTTGACGAAGCCCTGACCGAAAAGGTCAAAGCCTTTCAAACCGCGCACACCACTTCGCCCGACGGCGTGATCGGCCCGGCCACGTGGACCGCGCTAAGCGCCCAGCTGCCCACGGTAAGCACAAAACGCAACCGCTACGGCTCTTACGCCATGGCCGCGCAGCTGCTCCTGGGCGGGGACCTGAAGGCGGACGGGATTTTCGGCGCGAAAAGCAAGGCCGCGGCCATGGCCTTTCAGGCCGCGCAGGGGCTGAGCGCGGACGGGGTGATCGGCCCCAAGACCTGGGCGGCGCTCATCACGGGCGGCGCGCCCAAAGATCAGCCGGCGGGCGGACAGCAGCCCCCGGACTTCAAACAGTACGATTCCAGGTGGGCGTCGAAAATGTACTCTAACCACGGCGACAAGTCCCAGACCATGCGCTCCAGCGGCTGCGGCCCTACGGCCATGGCGGACATTGTGGCCGCGTGGTGGGATAAGTCCATCACCCCCTACGACCTTGCGCAAAAGGCCGTAAGCTGGGGCTGCAGGACGAACAACAGCGGCACCGCCGTAAGCTTCTTTAGCAAGATCGCGTCCCTGTATAAGGCTACCTATTTCAGCACAAAAAGCATCGATAACGCGCTTGCCTGCCTTAAGCAGGGCGGGCTCGTGGTGGTGTGCTTTGGCCCCGGCACGCCGGGCAAAAGCTCTTACCGCAAGTGGACGAAGGGTGGACATTACTGCTGCATCTGGGGCTTTGACGGCACGAACTTTTTGATAAACGATCCGGCTTCAAGCAGCGCCAAGCGCGCCAAGGGCACGCGCGCGGAAGTGCTGGATGCAAGGAAGGGCTTTTATTGCTTTAGAAAAGAGTAGCTATTAGCTGTTAGCTATCAGCTATTAGCTTAAAGTTACTTGGCGCGCTCGCGCGCCCACCCAAAAGCTAATAGCTAACAGCTTAAAGGAGTTGAGCGACATGCCCTTTTGTGCGGGCGATTTAAGAGAGCACATCATACTACAGAAAAAGACCAACGGCAAGGACGCGCGCGGCTTCCCGTGGGAAAAGTGGGCGGATGTTTGCGAGTGCGCCGCAAAGGTGCAAAGCGTTTCCTCCCGGGATTTCTTTCAGGCTTACGCCGCGGGCGCGCAGGACGTGGTGACTGTCACCCTTCGCTGGGTGGAGGGGCTCAATACGTCCTGGCGGCTGCAGTTTGGCGGGGAAAATTACGAAATCCTCGAAGTAAACTGGCTGGGGCTGCGGCGGGACTTCGTACAGCTGAAGGCCAGAGTTACGAAAAGCTGTTAGCTATGAGCTATTAGCTATTAGCTAAAGTTTCTTGCGCGCCGCAGCGCGCAGCTAACAGCTAACAGCTAAAAGCTAATAGCTATAAAAAAGCAAAGCGCCCCTGCGCTTTGCTTTTTTATGACCAACCTGGAAAGGAGGTAAAAGGCTTGAAATTCTGGAACTACGACGACGGCGGCGCGCTGCGCATCGATGGGCCTATCGATACGGAATGCTGGTTTGACGACGAAGTGACGCCAAAGCTTTTCCGGGAAGAGCTGCAAAAGCACCCGGGGGCGCTGACCGTGTACATCAATTCCCCGGGCGGGGACGTTTTTGCGGCAAGCGAAATCTACTCTATGCTTATGGAGCATGAAGGCGCTGTCACCGTAAAGATCGACGCCCTGGCGGCAAGCGCCGCAAGCGTTATCGCCATGGCGGGCACTACGGTACTGCTTGCGCCCACCGCGTACCTTATGATCCACGACCCGCTGACCTGCGTCATGGGCAACAAGAACGATTTTAAAGAGGCGATAAAGATCCTTGAAGAAATCAAGGAGGGGATCATAAACGCCTACGAGATCAAAACCAAGCTGCCCCGCGATAAGATCAGCGCCATGATGGACGGAGACGGCACCTGGTTAAGCGCCTACGCCGCAATGGAGCTGGGCTTTGCAGACGGCCTGATCGGGGACGACAAACAGGGCGACAAGCCCCTTGCGGCAGCCGCCGCGAAAATGGGCGTGCGCGTGTACAACAATGCTGCATACGCCCGCGCGCTTGTGGAAAGGATCTGCGCAAGCGCAGCGCCCGCGCCGGATCCGGAGCCCACGCCCGAGGAAGTCGCCCTGCGGGCAAAGCTTACCGCGCTTGCGAGGGGGAGCTTTTAGCTGTTAGCTGTTAGCTAAAGTTTCTCGCGCACCAACTTATTCGCGTGCGCATAGTTATTCGCACGCGATCAAAAGCCGCGAAGCAGCCAAACCAACTTGGCGCGCTCGCGCGCCCAACCCAAAAGCTAATAGCTAAAAGCTAATAGCTAATAGCTAACCTACATCACCAGCAATAGAAAGGAGATTCTATTCCCATGGCAACCATCATCGAACTCAAACAGAATCTTGCGGACGTGCAGGCCAGCCTGAAGGACGCCATCGAAAAGGGCGGCGTAATGGCCGCGACCAAAACCACCCAGCTTGAGGATCTGCAAAAGCAGGCCGCGCTGGTGGACGAACTGCAGATCCGCGAAGCACTGATCAAGCAGGACCTGGAGCGCCTGGAGAACGAAGGAAAGCCCACCCCCAAGCCCCAGGATAAGAAGACCTCCAAGTTTGCCAACTTTGGCGAATTTGCCCAGGCCGTCAAAAACGCCACCGTGAACCGCACCCGTGACGACCGCCTCTTCATGGACGCGGCGACCGGCGCCAACGAAGGCACCGACGCGGACGGCGGCTACCTGGTGCCCCCGGAGTACGCGGACGGCATCCTGGATCTGGTAAAGCAGGAGTCCGTGCTATATCCCCAGACCCGCAAGGTCACGATCACCTCTAACCGGCTCATTGAAAACGTGCTGGATGAGCGCTCCCGCGTGGATCCCGCCACCGGCAGCCGTCACGGCGGCGTGCTTGCGTATTGGAAGGCCGAGGCCGCGCAGTACAGCTCCGTAAAGGCCGCCCTGCGCGAGCGCACGACCAACGTCGAAAAGCTGACCGCCTACTGCCCCGTTACCGAGGAGCTGCTGCAGGACGCGCCCGCCATCGAAAGCCTGCTTAACGACCTGGTGGCCCGCGAGTTTGCCTTTAAGGGCGACGACATGATCCTGAACGGCGCTGGCGCGCAGAACGTGCCCCTGGGCATCCTGAACGGCACCGGCCTTGTCACCGTCGCCAAAACCAGCGGCCAGGCCGCCGGCACCGTGACCTTCGACAACATCCTTGCCATGCGTAACGCCCTGATCGCGCAGTGCCGCCCCGGCGCGAAGTGGTACATCAACCAGGACGTCGAGATGCAGCTGATCCAGCTTTTGCGCGGCAGCGCGTCCGACATCTTCCAGGGCCCCGTATACAACTTCCCCGGCCAGTACGGCAACCCCGACGGCGTGCTGCTGGGCATCCCCGTAAAGCCCATCGAACAATGCGCGGCCCTTGGCAGCCTGGGCGACATCGTGCTTGCGGACGTGGGCCAGTATGTTTGCGTGGAGCGCAGCGGCATGACCCGCCAGGTATCCATGCACATTCGCTTCGACTACGATGAGACCGTCTTCAAGTTCTCCTGGAGGCTTGGCGGCCGTCCCGATTGGGACTACGCGATCACCCCGTACAAGGGAATCACCGCGAGATCGCCTTACGTAGCCCTGGCGGAGAGAGCTTAAGCGCTTAGGCGCTTAAGCAGTTATTAGCTGTTAGCTGTTAGCTGTTAGCTGCGCGCTGCGGCGCGCAAGTAACTTAAAGCTCATAGCTGATAGCTAATAGCTAAAAGCTTTGGCGCGCGCCTCGCGCGCCTCTATCAAAATAAAAAGGAGTATTCGATATGGAAGGCGTATTTACCGGAATGCTTGACGTCTACTACGCCAAGATGAGCACCAAAGACACCGGCACCACCGCCCCCGCCTACGACACCCCCGCGGTGCTGGGTAAGGGCATCGAGGTTACCATCACTCCCCAGATCGCGGAAGGCAGCCTGGACGCGTCCAACCGCAGGGTCAAGTGGAAGAGGAAGATCACCGGCTACGAAATCAGCATGAACACGGACAACATTGCCCCCGAGGCTATGGCCGACGTGACCGGGCGCCAATCCTCCACCAAGGGCGTGCAGTTCGTAAGCGCGGACGACATCGCCCCCGACGTGGCGCTGGGCTTTTGCGCCACCTACGACGACGGCACCAAGGAATACTGGTGGGTCTACAAGTGCAATTGCGAGGAAGTCACCCGCACGATGCACACCGAGGAATCCGATAACATCGAATTCCAGACCCCGACCCTGACCGCCGTAGCCCGCCCCAGGCTCGATAACGGCCGCCTTGCCGCCATCGCGGACAGCAACACCGTGGAAACCACCGCGATCCTGACCGGCTGGTTTACCGCTGTTTTCCTGGCCGACCCCGCCTAAAAGCGTCCACGGGACGCTTTTTGAATGGGCATGAAAATCAGCGGCCTTGACGCCGTTATCGGGCAAATGGATCTGCGTTCAAAGGAAGTGCAGGGCAAATGCCAAAGCGCCGTCAAGGCCGCGGGGCGGCTGTTACAGGCCGCCCTCAAGGAACGGCTTCGCGGGCAGAACGTTTCCGGCCGCGCCACGGGCGAGCTTGCGGACTCCATCAAGGTGGACCCTGTCAAGGCTTCGCCCGGCGGCGGCTGGTATACCAAGGTGCACCCGGACGGCTACGACTCCAAGGGGCAGCCCCTGCCCCTGATCGGAAACGTCCTGGAGCACGGCCGGGCCAGCGGGGCAGGCTGCTATCCCTGGATGCAGCCCACGGTGGACCGGGAAGAGGCGAATATACGCGAGGCCATGAAGGAAACGTTTGAGAAGTAGCTATTAGCTGTTAGCTATGAGCTATTAGCTTTAAGTTACTTGCGCGCTTTGCGCGCCAAAGCTAACAGCTAAAAGCTAACAGCTAACAGCTCATAATAGGCGTAACTGCCGTAGGAGAATAGCATGGAACAAAGACCAAAAACCGAAACGCCCGCGCGCGATCTGCGCTACCGCACGCTGCGCCTCAAATGGCGGGGCGAGATGCAGGAATTAAAGTTCAATAACGCCGCCATGTTTCAGGCCGAGGAAGTCTATGATATCCAGTACGGGCGCGAGGATTGCAGCTGGGTCGCCATTTTGAGGGATCTGCAAAAGGGCAAAACCAGCGCCATTTTGGCGGTGTATTACGGGGCGCTCAAGGGCAAATTCCCCGATCTGCAATATGACGACTTCGTGGACGAATTCCGCCTTGACGACATCCCCGAGGTGGCGCAGGCCATGGCCGAGGCCATCCGCGGCGCGCTGCCGGAAGAGGAAGCGCAGCCCGACACAAAAAACGCGTAAGGCCCGGGGGCGGCATCCCCTGGGCGCTTATGCTGTATATGGCGCTGGATCTTGGCATCAGCGCAACGGAATTCTGGAGCGAATTCACCCCCCGCGCGATTTTGCTTCTTGCAAAGCAGAAAGCCGCCGCGCTGGGAAACAGGAGTCACGGGAAAGGCCGGCGCGGGCAAAGAAACGCGCCGCTTCCAAAGATCAACCGAATACCGAGGTAGAGCTGTTAGCTTTTAGCTGTTAGCTGTTAGCTTTTGGTTTGGGCGCGCGAGCGCGCCAAGTAACTTTAGCTAATAGCTAATAGCTCATAGCTAATAGCTAATAGCTAAACGGAGGCAATATGTATCTTCCATCTCAACTCGGCTTCACTTTCGCCGGCAAGCATACCATGCGGGACTGGGGGCTGTACTTTATCCCGGACGCGGTATACATGGCCGGCGGTGTCAGCCGCAACGAATACGAAATAGGCGGCGCGGACGGTACGCTTTTGCTTAGCGGCCTTCGCCGGGGCGCCTGGCAGCTGAAGGGAGCGCTTTACCGCGCGGACGACGTGCCCACCTATAGCGCCCAAAGCCAAAGCCTGCGGCAGATCATCGCCTGGCTTCGCTGCGGGCGGGACAAGCTGATCCTGGATTACGAAACGGATAAATACTACCTTGCGCAGGTGGACGGCGTTTTTACGTGGACGGACAAAACCTGGATGGAAGGCGGCCTGCCCGTCACCTTTACCGTACAGCCGGGCGCGTGGGCCGTGGCGCAAAGCTCCTACCAGGGCGTATCCGAGGATGGCGCTTGCGTGCTTTCCTGTACGATGGACGGCACTGCGGATGCCCCGCCTTTGATCCGCATCCTCAATTCTTCCGCCGATCCCATTAGCGCCGTAACGGTCAGCTGCGGCGGCAAGAGCTGGGCGCTCAGCGGCCTTGCCCTTGCGCAGGGCGAAAGGCTTACCATCTCCTGCGCCGCGCCCGCCGGCGCGAGCATCCGCCGAAACGGCGAGGAAGTGAGCGTCCTGGATACCATCACCCGCGCGGACAAGCTGCTGCTTGCCCCCGGGGAAAATACGGTAACGGTGAGCGCTCAATCGGACGGGGACGTGATCTTTAATGCTGTGGTGCTCGCCAACGCCAAGTATGAATAGGAGGGAAGCTATTAGCTATTAGCTATGAGCTATTAGCTTAAGTTACTTGCGCGCCTGCGGCGCGCCAAAGCTAACAGCTAACAGCTAAAAGCTAACAGCTAAACGCCGCTATGGACTACATAACCGTTTACGACGCCTCCCTGCACCCCACGGCGCTCCTCGAATCCGCCTACAACGTCGGGTATGAGCTTAAGCTGAACGACATAAGCCAGGCGTCCTTTTGCCTTGCCAGCGGGGATCCGGCGGCCGCGGCCTTAAAGCCGCGCGCCTTCGTGTCCATCCCGGACGGGGACAGGGAGCTGGGGCTTTTTCGCGTGATAGGTATGCCCCGCCAGCAGTTCGGCCACGGGGGCAGCGCGGAATATCAGCTGGAGCACGTGTGCGCTACCCTTATGGACGACTGCATCCCGGGCTTTTTGACCCTTGGCGGTACGGGCGTCTATACCGCGGACGTGATAAACGCGCTGCTAAGCCGCCAGAGCCGGGCGCGCTGGGTGCTGGATGAGTGCGACTTTACCGATCAATTTGAATACACCTTTGAAAACGTGGACCTTTTAAGCGCGCTTTTGTCCATCGGGAACGTGCTTGCGGATCCGTATATCTGGAAGTGGGATACGTCCGTCTACCCCTGGCGGGTCAGCTTAAAGCGCGCGGGAAATACGGTGGACAGCGTGCTTTTGTACCGGCGCAACCTGCGCAGCGTCACAAAGGACATGGACGCCACCGGGCAGTTCACGCGCATCTACCCGCGCGGCAGCGGCGAGGGCGACAACCAGGTAAACATCAAGGCCGTAAACAACGGCGTGGAATACCTGGACGCCACGCCCGCCGGCGAGGATCCGATAAGCACCGTGTACGTGGATACCTCCATCGAAACGCCGGAGCTTTTGAAGGCCGCCGCCGCAAAGGTGCTGGAAAGCTGCCGCGTGCCCTACTACACCTACAGCGTGGAGGCCGTGGACTACAGCCGGGAAAGCGGGCTGCGCTTTGACCGGCACGGCCCCGGCGACCTGGTAAAGGTCGTAGACACGGAAGACGGGGTGGAGCTCACTACCCGCGTGGTGAGCGTCGCAAAGGGCGACGTCTACGGCAAGCCCGGCGACATTACCATTACCCTTGCCAACAAGCAAAAGGACGCTTCCGGGGAAATGGCGGACCTTTCCCAGCGAATGAGCGTAACGCAATTGTACAGCCAGGGCGCAACGAACCTGTATGCGCAGCAGTACACCGACAACGCCGGGCCCGAGGATCCGGGCGTCATGCGCTTTTACGTGCCTACGGAGTGCGTGCGCATAAACAAGGTATTGCTTTCCTGGCGCTTTGCCGCCTTTCGCGGCTACACCAAGGGCGCGAGCGCTTCCGGCCAGGTGACCGTGGCGACGACCCTTGGCGGGGAAACGACCCTGAGCGCAGAGGGCGGCACGCTTTTAAATACCGTGCCCTATTCCGGCGGCATGTACGGCGTGGGCGGCGCGGTCAACGTGACCGGGGCCGCGGACGGCGTGACCGGCACGCGCTCTGCGCACGTCACCAGCACCGAGGCCGCGGGCGCGTATGAGGGGCATAACCACATGGTACCTGCCCACAGCCACGACCTTAACGCGCATACCCATTCGATCCCCGCGCACGTGCACAGCATCGACCACCAGCACCAGCTGCCCGCTCACCGGCACGAGGTCGCCGGCCACACCCACGCGGTGGAGGTCGCCGCCCACAGTCACGGCAACATCTACGGCATCTACACCGGCACCACGGCCAGCACCGCAACCCTGAAGGTGGACGGCGTGGAGCGCGTGGTGGATATGCGGGGCGCGGATGAAGTGGACGTCACCCAGTACCTGGCCATGCAGGACGGGCGCATCACGCGCGGCACCTGGCACGAGATCGAGATCATCCCGGACGCCCTAACGCGGATAGAAGCGAACCTGTTTGTGCAGCTGTTTGTACAGAGTAGGGGCGGCGGGGATTATTAGGTCAGCTATTAGCTATTAGCTTTTAGCTGTTAGCTTTGGCGCGCCAAGGCGCGCAAGTAACTTAAGCTAATAGCTAATAGCTAAAAGCTAAAAGCTCATTTTTCCGCAAAAAAAATAAAAGGGGGAGATAGAACAATGATCCGTTACGCAACCGACCGCTGGCTGGTACCGGGGCAGCAGCGCTTTATCGTGGCCGTGGGCCTTTCCACGGACGAAAAGCCCACACAGTGCCTGATCACCGGCAGCAAGTTTGAAGAGGTGGACACGGGCCGCCGCTTCGAGTTCGACGAAGAGACCGGGGGCTGGGTGCTGACCCGCGCGGGGCACGAAGGCAGCGCTAACCGCGAAATTGCCTACGCCATCAAGGGCCTTGGCATGAGCCCCGCCGTAAACCGGGTAAGCTCGCTTGACCAAACGCGCATTGCCTGCGCGTCCATCGTGGGCGGGATCCTGGTGCAGGCGCTTGGTGTGCCCGCCTACGTAAGCGACCCCGCCGCGCAGGACGTCGCCGCCTACCAGCTCACGGATAGCGGCTGGTACGTCTTCCTTCGCGTGGAGGCCCCGGACGGGATCAGCGCAAGCGCTGAAACCAGCGTTACCGGCGCCGCCGGCAGCGTTATCACGGTCGGGGAAACTCACGTGGATGTTGCCGTGCGCTTTGAGGTGGCCGCCATGGCTGCAGCCGTCACCGTATCCTGGGGCGAGACAAGCGATCTGCTGGTAGTGACCGCCGCGGATCTTGCCACCCGAAACCTGGATTACAGGACGACCTTCTACGTATACGACGCCGCACCCTTTGCTACCTGGGAATGGGCGCTGACTGAAGATACCGCCTTTGTAAGCGGCAATCACTACTATACCAAAAACGGCGACGTCTATACCGAGGCCGTCGAGGGGACCGATTGGACCGCGGGCGCGGCCATCCCGGAAAACACGTATTACAAGCATCAAAAGGTCACCTTCGCCGGCCTTGTGCGAAATGTGACCTATAAGCTCGATACGCCTATCGACTGCCCGCAGGAATACGTGCTGCCAGAGATCGAAGACGACACGCACGGCGTGTGGTTTGAGCTCCGTTTGCGCCATACCGGCGCTTATAGTTCTACCCTGATCGTGCCCGAGGGCTGCAAGGTGGCCACCGAACACACGCAGGCCGAAACCGCCGGTATCAATATGGTAAACCTGCATTACAGCAGCACCGGCGGCGTGAAGATCTGGCGCTTCATGAATACCCACAGCAGCATCCCGGAATAAAAGGAGGGCGGAATTATGGCTGACACTGTACCTGTACGCTGCTGGCGTTACGAAAGGCTGAACGAAGAGCACAAGGTCGAGCATATCTGGGGCAATTTCGATAACGACGTGGACGGCAAGAAAACCGGTCATATCGTGATGAATGTAAAAGCCTGGCTTGACGAAAACCCGGAAGAGCGCAAGCGCCTTGGCTGGATCAAGCACTTTTACTATGAGGCCCGGGATTTGCAGAAGATCATCGAATACAACCCCCAGACCCAGAACCTTTTGACAAGCGAGCATGTGATAGACGAATTCACGATCGAAGACGAATATCACGTGATGGACAAGTCCGAAGAGCAGCTGCTGTTTGAGGATATGCTGAGCATGGCAAACGGTTTTGACACCGTGGGCGGGCTTACGTTCTATTGAGCTTATCGCTAAAGACTAACGCGCGAAGCTGAAACAGGAAAAGGAGGAAAGGATCATGCGAGACCTTAACACGATCGATAACATTCAAAACCAGAAGGAAAAGGACATCGGCAAGCAGGGCATTTTGCCCCTTGACGGGGAGGGAAGGAAGCTGGCCGAGGGTAAGCGCTTTACCTTTGACATCGTAGAGATTCCCGTGGACCCCTTGCGGTAAGCTTTTAGCGAATAGCTAACAGCTGTTATCCCACATAAAAAGGAGTTGTAATAAAATGTTCGATGTACTTCCTATAACTACAAAAAAGCAGGTGGATTGCGGCCCGGCCTGCCTCAAGATGCTGCTTGCCTACTACGGGCAGGACGTGTCGCTGGATACCCTGATCGATGAGTGCGGCACCCGTCTTGTGGGCTGCAGCGCCAAAGACGTTATCCGCGTGGGCAAGGCGCATGGCCTTGACATGCTGGCCTATTCCATGCCCGCGGAAGATGTTTTCAACAACGACCGCCCCAGCATCTGCTGGTGGAAGTATAAGCATTTTATCGTCTGCTGCGGCCTTGACGAAAACGGGCAGGCGGTGATCTGTGACCCCGTGCGCGGCCGCTACAGGATGAGTAAGAGCATCTTCAAAAGCTTCTATAGCGGCGTAGCGCTCACCAACGGCCAGCCGCAGGACCTGCCGGAAGCTGGTGAGTAAGCAAAATGCCGATATGGTTACAAACGGCCGTCGCTATCGTGGTGGCGGTCTTCGCATCTACGGGCTTTTGGAGCTGGATCCAGCGCCGGGGCGAAAAGAAGGACGCGCGCACGAAGCTGCTGCTTGGCCTTGCGCACGACCGGATCCTGAGCCTGTGTGAGGAGTACCTGCGCCGGGGCAGCATCAGCCGCGCGGAGTACGAGAACCTTGACAAATACCTCTACAAGCCTTACATCGAGTATGGCGGGAACGGGACGGCAAAGCACATGAAGGCGCGGGTGGACAACCTGCCGGTCGTAGATTAGAAAAGGAGGGCAACTAATGCAGATCCTCAAGAAGGAATGGTGGAAGGCCGCGGCGATCCGCGCGCTGAAGACCGTTGCGCAGACGGCGGTGGCCACGATCGGCACAAGCGCTGCGATCAGCGACGTTAACTGGGTGCTCGTGGGCAGCGCAAGCGCCCTGGCGGGGGGCCTTAGCCTGCTTACGTCGCTGGCGGGCCTGCCGGAAGTGGAGAACGGATAATAGCTGTTAGCTATGAGCTATTAGCTATTAGTTATTAGCTATTAGCTATGAGCTATTAGCTATTAGCTAAAGTTACTTGGCGCGCTCGCGCGCCCATCCAAAAGCTAACAGCTAAAAGCTGATAATAGCTAAAAGCTGCAAAAACGGATTTGTCGAAAGACAAATCCGTTTTTGCGTATGAAAGGAAGTGAAAACGCATGCCCGATAGCAACATCTCTACTACTGTCGAGCTGCTGGGCGCAAAAGAATACCAGGGCGCGCTTAGGGACATAAACGCGGATCTGAAGGTGCTAAAAAGCGGCCTTATGGCCAGCCAGAGCGCCTTTAAGGATCTTGACGGCGCGGACGCGCTTGCGGACAGGCTTGCGGGCCTATCCGCGCAGTACGAGCAGCACCAGAAAAAGGTAGCGCTCATCACCCGCCAGCTGGAGGCGGCAAAGGCCACCTACGGGGAAAACTCCAACCAGGTAAGACAATTGCAGATCGCCCTAAACAGCGCTACCGCCGCCATGAACAAATGCGGGCAGGAGGTAGACGAAACCAAAGACCGCTTGAACCAGCTGCAGGAGGGCGAATCGGAAGCCGGCGAAAAGGCCGGCGACATGGGCAAGGCGCTTGAAAAGAGCGCGGCCCAGACGAAGAAGCAGAAAAAAGAGGCGGAAGACACCACCAGCGTCTTAAGCAAGCTGGGGCACGGGCTTTTGAGCGTGGGCAAGGCCGCAGCGGCCACCAGCGCCGCCCTGGCCGCCGGCGCGATCGCGGGCATAGGAGCCGCGGCCACAAGCGCCGGAAAGGCCCTTGCCAGCTGCGCAAGCGACGGGGCAAAGTACGCGGACGACCTTTTGACGCTGAGCGTCCAAACGGGCGTATCCGTAAAGACTTTGCAGGAGCTTTCCTATGCCGCGTCCTTCGTGGACGTGCCGCTGGAAACCATGACCGGCGGCATGGCGCGCCTTACCCGTACCATGGGATCCATGCAGAAAAACGGCGTGAAGGCCGACGACGCCATGACCAAGCTGGGCCTTACCATCTTTAACCAGAAGGGCGGGCTCAAGGACAGCGAGGATATGTTTTGGGAGGTCGTCACCGCCCTTGGCGCGGTGGAAAACCCCACCGAGCGGGACGCGCTGGCCATGGAGCTGCTGGGGAAAAGCGCGCAGGAATTAAACCCCCTGATCGCCGCCGGTACCCAGCGCATGCGCGATCTGCGCAAGGAAGCCGGCAACATGGGCACGGTGCTAAGCGACTTTGCCTTAAAGAGCCTTGGCGACTATAACGACAGCCTGGATAAACTGAATCTTACCTGGAAGGGCTTAAAGAACAACCTTGGCGCTACCGCGGCGGGGCTTTTTCAGCCCTTCGTGGACGACGCTACCGGCGCGATCGCGCAGGTAAGCAAGCTGCTTTCGGACGGCTGGCAGCAGGGCGACGCGGATAAGCTTATCCAGATCCTGTCCGGCGTGTGGGACAGCTTCGTAAACGACGCAAAAAAGCTTTGGAGCCGTTTAAGCCCGGTTTTGGGTCAGCTGCTGGAAAGCGTGAAGACCTTTATCCAGACGGAGCTTCCCGGGAAGCTTGCCGGGATCACCGACATCTTAAAGACCGCCGTGGGCGACCTTACGACCTTCGCAAAGGGGCTTGTAAGCTCCATCGACTGGAGCGCCGTGGGCAAGATCCTTGGCGACGCCGCAAAGGGGCTTATCGACATCGCGGGCGACGTGTTCAAGCAGCTGCCTACGATCATCAAGAACATCGACTGGAAGGGCGTGTTTGACAGCCTGCTTGGCCTTGCGGATAAGGTGATGGATACAATCCTGGGCGTTTTCGGCGTGGACTGGGCAGAGGTCAAGCGCACCTCCAAGGCCGCCCTTGACAGCGTGGCGGAATGGGCCACGAATACCTGGAACAGTATCAAGGGCGCATGGAGCAACGCCAAGGAGCTTGTGTCCGATACCTGGAAAAACCTGACCGGATGGATAAGCGAAAAAGCCGGGAACCTTGCCGATTGGGCAAAGGGGGTCTGGGCGGGCATCAAGGAAGCCTGGAGCGATGTAAAGGGGCTGGTAAGCGAGGCGTGGGGCACCTTTACCGGCATCCTCACCGGCAAGATCAAGATAAGCGAATGGGCCGCGGGCGTGTGGAATAGCATAAAGACGGCCTGGAGCGACGTAAAGACGCTTGCAAGCGAAGCCTGGAGCACGTTTACGGGCATCCTTTCCGGCAAGATCAAGATAAGCGATTGGGCCGCGGGCGTGTGGAACGCGATCAAAACCGCGTGGACCGACGTAAAGGGCTTTGTGTCCGACAGCTGGGGCAGCCTCACCGGCTGGATCGATGAAAAGCTGGGGATAAGCAAATGGGCGTCCGGCGTGTGGAATACCATAAAGACGGCCTTTGGCGACGTAAAGGGGCTTGTGTCCGACAGTTGGGGCAGCCTTACCGGCTGGATCGACGCAAAGCTGAGCGCAAGCAGCTGGGCGTCCGGCGTGTGGAATACCATAAAAACCGCGTGGAGCGATGTAAAGACGCTTGTATCCGAAAGCTGGGGCACTTTTACAGACCTGCTTAGCGGAAAGCTGAAAATCAGCGACTGGGCCGCGGGCGTCATGGCGTCCATCAAAAACGCGTGGAGCACGGTAAGCCAGCTGGTAAGCGATTCCTGGGGCACTGTCACCGCCGCGATCGATGCAAAGCTCGGGATAAGCAAATGGGCGTCCGGCGTATGGGACACGATCAAGAGCGCGTGGAGCGACGTAAAGGGGCTCGTATCCGAAAGCTGGGGCACGTTCACCGACCTGCTTAGCGGAAAGCTGAAAATCAGCGACTGGGCCGCGGGCGTCATGGCGTCCATTAAAAACGCGTGGAGCACGGTAAGCCAGCTGGTAAGCGATTCCTGGGGCACTGTCACCGCCGCGATAGATGCAAAGCTCGGGATAAGCAAATGGGCGTCCGGCGTATGGGATACGATCAAGAGCGCGTGGAGCGACGTAAAAGGGCTCGTATCCGAAAGCTGGGGCACCTTTACAGACCTGCTTAGCGGAAAGCTCAAGATCAGCGACTGGGCCGCGGGCGTCATGGCATCCATCAAAAACGCGTGGAGCACGGTAAGCCAGCTGGTAAGCGATTCCTGGGGCACTGTCACCGCCGCGATCGATGCAAAGCTGGGGATAAGCGGCTGGGCGTCCGGCGTATGGAATACCATAAAAACCGCCTGGGGCGACGCAAAGACGCTTGTAAGTGACACTTGGGCAAGCCTCACCGGCGCGATCGATCAAAAGCTGGGGATAAGCAAATGGGCGTCCGGCGTGTGGGAAAGCATCAAGGGCGCGTTTAGCGGCGTGGAGGAATTCTTCAGCGGCTTATTCAGCGGGGCGGCCGGCGCGATCAAGAGCGCGTTTGGCAGCATTACCGGCTGGTTTGAGGAGCAGTGGCGTTCCATCCGGCACTCGGTAGCGGACGCGATCAACGAGCTGATTTACGCCTATAACGACAGTATAGGCAGGATCACCGGACAGATCGATCCCATCGTCGTGGGCTGGGATCTGGAAGGCGGCGCGGGCAGGCGCGCGAAAAGCGCCGGCGAGGAGCTGTCCGGCGACATGGCCGCGGGCGTGCAGGCCGGCGGCGCGGAAGTCAGCAAGGCCGCGGGCGACGTGACCGGCGCGGCCGCGGAAGCCGCCGCCGCCCAGGGGGAAGCCTTCGAGGATGTGGGCGCGGAGTTTATGAGCCATGGCAGCCGGGGCGTGCTGGGCAACCAGGACGAATTGACCGGTGCGGCGAAAAGCGCCGTGGAGCAGGCCGCGGCAGCCGCGAAGTCTTCCGCGGGCGGCGGGGGCGGCAGCGCGGGCATGAGCCTTGCGCAGGGCCTGGCCGCCGGCATGCGCGCGGGCGTGGGCCAGGTGGCCGCAGCTGCGGCGGCGCTTGGCAACGCGGCCTTAAGCGCGCTTCGCGAAAACCTGCAGATCCACAGCCCTTCCAGGGCCTTTGCCTACCTTGGCGAAATGAGCGCTGAGGGCTACGCGGAAGGACTTAGGGACAACCTGAGCGGCAGCCTTGCCGCCATAGGCCAGATGGGCGCTATGGCCATGCACGCGGTATCCGGGGCTTCTCCCGCAGCTGCGCAAACGGATTACGCCCGCCTTGGCGACGCCGTAGCGGATGCGATGGAGCGCCGCGGCCTTGGCAGCGTGGACCTGTACGTGGACGGAGAAAAGCTTGGCGAAAGCACCGAAAGGGGCGCAAGCAAGGCGAGCTATCGCCGCATGGTCGGGTCGGTAAAAGGCCGGGCCGCGGCGATGAGGGGATGAGGCGGCTTTGCCGCCTCATAGCTGTTAGCTGTGTTAGCTGTTAGCTGTGTTAGCTGTTAGCTGTTAGCTGTTAGCTGTTAGCTGTCAGCTGCGCGCTTTGCGCACAAGTAACTTAAGCTAATAGCTAATAGCTCATAGCTAAAAGCTAAAAGGAGGGATGCATCATACTTGACCCTGGCTTCTATAACATGGACTGCATGGAAGGCATGAAGGAATTTCCCGATAACTATTTCGACCTTGCGATCGTGGATCCGCCTTACGGGATCAACATCACCGGCCGGCACAAGTGCGGCGCCCTCGTAGGCGGGGGGGGGCGGGCTTTCGGCGGTAACGGGCGGCTACGGCAAGGGCAGACCGCCTATAGGGGGGGGGTGACCATGAAGGGGCCGTCTCGCTCCTCAAAGTGCCGTCTAAATTTTATCGGGCTTTCGACGACTCGCTCCCGCCGGACGAAAGCTACTTTGCGGAATTGCGCCGGGTAAGCAGGGCGCAGATCATCTGGGGAGCAAATTTCCTGCTTGACCATCTTGGCCGTACAAGCTGCATGATCGTATGGGACAAAGGGCGACGCGGGATGGATCAGGCGGATTGTGAGATAGCATGGACAAGTCTGCCGGGGCAAAGCCGGATATTTGACTTCAAGTGGAACGGCATGCTGCAGGGCGACATGAAAAATAAAGAGGAACGCTTTCACCCCACGCAAAAGCCCGTAAGGCTGTACGAGTGGATCCTTAAGAACTTCGCGCACGAAGGCGACAGGATCCTGGATACACACGTGGGCAGCGCGTCGAGTTTGATAGCCTGTCACCGCGGCGGGTATAGTTACTGGGGCTTTGAGATCGATCCGGAATATTATCGCATGGCCAGCGAGCGCCTGGAACGGGAAAAGGCGCAGGTAAGTATCTTTGACATGGGACAGGGTGCACTCCTATAGGGGACGCACCCTGTTTTTTTATGCCTTTGGGGCAGGGAAAGGACACGCGCGCACACGCGCCGCCAAAGCGCCCACAGGGCCGCCAGGACGCGCCCAGGCGCGGGTAAGGGAAACACCTTGCCAACTTAAGCGCCGCGCACAGCGCCAGCCCTGCAAGCCCACGCAAGCCCCTGAAAAACCCAGGGTGCAAAGCGCCCGCAAAGCCGCCACCGGCAAGCCTGCGCAGCCGCGCCAACGGGGCGCGGGCAGCTGCCCACAGGGGGAGGGAATGGCCGCGCGGGCGAGGGCGTAAGCATCCCACAGCGCCCGGGCGCAGGCGCGCCCATAAAGCATGGGCAGTCACGCGCGGGAAAGTATAAGAGGGTTTACGCTATTGGAAACATATAAAAATTTTTGCACCCGCGCCCTTTCCGGCATAGCCCCCCTCCCAACAAAACTTCGACCCCCACCTCCCCACAC